CGACTAATCATCGTTTCCAATGTCACATAGAACCACTATCGTTTTACTGTCCACAGCTACTATGGCTGTGTTGATTGTTACATTGAAGAAGCTGGAATGGCGAGGTTACGCATCCAGCTTGGCTGAAGTTATCTGCCGCGCTCCGGAAATTAATTCGGACGTGTCGCGTGATGCTTTCGCCACAACAAATGTTGATCGTGCTCCACTAGTGCACGGTCACACTCATGCCACTGCCGCTGCTCTTAGAACCTCCGCTACCAATTTTGCGAGAAACATGGCGACGTACACTGGATGTAATTTATACATCGTAGGAATGTCGAAATCCGATCAAAGGAAAGGATTAAGAGGATCAAGACAGTGGTATTGGGCCAAGGACACCAATGCAGACAATAGGTCTGATGAACCTGCAGCAGATGACATTGAGTTCATTTGTGATGTGGATTATTATCTAGACATGAGAGATATATTATCCCGCAGGGCGAAGCCTACTTTACTGTACACGGTCGTGCCCGAGGCTGCCTCTACTAATGAAGATGGAACGTCTACCCAATTCGACGAAGACGGAGCGTTACATACCCTTGTAGCAGGCGGCGGTTCTTACCGCCACTTCCTGTGGGATTATGCAACTGATTCGATACTATGTGTATCGAAGTTTCTTGGCATACCCATTAGAGTAATTACTTATGCAGTAGAACGCAAGCAAGTTGGAGCGCACCGACAAGTTATTCTCCTAACCCCTATTAGGGATTTCGGAGGTTTGTCAGCAATCCTTGCTTACTTTCTATTGGAGGGTAAAGAATTATCACGTTTCAATCCAATTGTTGATGCCGAGGACGGAAGCAAATTCGTAAGATTTGTAGTTCATACGTCTACCGGAACTAAGGTTACCACTGCCAGGACTAACTCGCAGCTTTGTGCCACTGTTCCGGCTGAGGTAGATGAAGCCATTGGAACTGTCGCAAGACTTGGAACCACGAAACTGATGTTACCCACAACAGCTAGTTGGACTGGCAATGATGCAAGAATGGAAGCTGCCGTTCTTACTGAATTCCACCGTCTAGCACAACCCAAAGTATTACCTGTCGTGTACCCCGTATCAGTCGGTGTACGCAGTTACCAGTATGAACCTTGTAACTATGACCCTGAAGCAAAAGCTAAACTAGCGGCTTTTATGAGCCCCCTGGTCCATGGCGCCTTCTCACCAGTAGCAAATGCTGCTGGAGAAAGACGCTGCGTGGAAGGCAGAATAAATGGTCTTAGGTCTGAGGAACCTAGACCACATGCTTTCCGCGATCAATGCATAGCTGAGTTCGCAGAACTCATTGTGCAAGGCATGATCCTTGAACCGGTCTGTTATGAAGTCGTCAAAGATAAACAGACTAGTGCTGCCCAGAAAATTTCATTGGAGAAAGCAACAGTATGGGGAACATACAGGAAAACTGTTTTAAAATGTTTCATTAAAGCTGAAGCCTATTCAAACGTAAAAGACCCACGGAATATTTCCGCTTATAACGATGCAGATAAACTCGACATGGCCCAGTTTGCCTTGGCCTTGGCCGAGTACTGTAAGAGATTTTCTTGGTATGGCCCTGGAAAAACACCTTTAGAGATAGCCGAACGTGTATCGGAAATCTGTCAAAATTCACGTGAATACGTCAATATTTCAGATTACCACCGTATGGACGGAACTATCACTTATGTGTTAAGACAGGTTGATCGGGCGGTTTGTATGAAGGCCTTTCCAAACCACCGCACTAAGTTGAACGAACTACTCAAAACGAACGTAGATAATAAGGGATATTTGCCTAATGGAACTACTTTCGATCAAGGACCCTCACATGGCTCTGGATGCTCAGCGACGAGCTTATTCCAGACCCTACGGGCAGCTTTCACTGCCTATCTCGCTTTTAGACATGCCCCTCTCAAATGCGGACGTAAAAGAACTCCACGTGAAGCTTTCGATGCCATCGGATGTCATCTCGGTGACGACGGCATCGATGCTGACCTTCCCCCTGGAGCACATTTATGGGCCGCGAATAAAGTTGGGCTCAAGCTGGAGGCCGACATTGTATCTAGAGGAAATCGAGGGGTCAATTTCTTGGCGCGCTACTATTCACCAGAAGTCTGGACAGGCTGTCTTGATAGTATGTGCGACGCAAAACGACAACTCTCCAAATTCCACACTACGGTACGTCTGCCGAATACAGTCACGCCTGCTCAAAAACTTGTTGAGAAATGCATGTCATATGTGGCAACGGATTCCAACACTCCAGTTATCGGTGAATACTGTAAACGAGTGTTGCTGTTATCACAGATTAAGCTCAAAACTCTTCTTGGACTCGGTAATTGGTGGTCAAAGTTTGAAGACTCTGTCCAATACCCCAATTCAAATGCTAATGGATGGATGGACGTGGAGTTTAGTACTCTATTCCCAGAGTTTGACAGAAGTGTCTTTAGTGAATGGATGGCTAAAACCAAATCCTTCCAGGACCTTCTTGAAGCTCCATTATGCGCTGAGCCCGTCACCGCGACACCGACCGTTGTTGATGTCGTTGTTGATGGAGAAGTGCTTAAAGCCCTGCCAGCAAAATCCGAAGCCCCTACACCCAAGAAACAAAGGAAAAAGAAGAAAGAACGCAAAATCAAAAGGATGAGACGAGTAAAAGCGACTTCCGCTGAGGAACCAACTAAGGAAATCAGTCCGGAAAAGACGCATGAAATAGTAGATAAACTAGTGGATATTAAACCCAAGTCTACGAATAAGAATGTCAAACCAATCCAATTAAGGAAAGTTTTGACTCCCACCAAGTGATGGGCATAAACCACG